GATCCAAAAGCCAGGCACAGACTTTACTGTATCAGGTAGCGTATTAACATTCACAACGGCACCTGCTGCCAATACAAGTTTCTTTGCCATACTACTAGGTTCAGATAATGGCGGAACGGTGACACCGACTGATGAGTCAGTGACTACAGGTAAATTAGCAAATACAATTAGTGCTATAAATAACACAGGTGGTAACCTTGTAGTGGATGTTGGCAATGAAATACATTTAGATTCTGATGATGGAGTAATTAGATTTAAAGATGGCGGAACACAAATTGCTTCTTTTGCAAATAGTAGTAGTGATTTTGTTATTGCTAATGCAACTCAAGATAAAGATATAAAATTTCAAGGAGATGATGGTGGTTCAACAATTACAGCTTTAACGCTTGATATGTCAGATGCTGGTAAAGCTACTTTTAATGGTGCTGTTATAGCAGGTGGTGGCAATGGCCCAACATTAGGTTTTCAATTAAAAGATACTAGCGGCAATCCTCAACCTAGACTTACCAATGATGCAAACAATGATACTGTTATAAGACCTGGAGCAAGTGGTAGAGCAATTATGTTGGCTAATTATGCTAACAATGCTACTGCAATAAATGTAGATGATTCTGGCCATGTAACTATGGCACTACAACCAGCTTTTCAAGCTAGACCATCATCAAATCAGAATAATATGGCAAGTGGTGACACAATAGTTCTTGGCACAGAAGTTTTTGACCAAAACGGTGATTTTTCGTCAAATACATTCACAGCTCCAGTGACAGGTAAATATCAATTAAGTTTTAACATTAGATTACAACAACTACAAGACGACTCAAGTTATGCTTTAATTAATATTCAAACTTCGAATAGAACTTATCAGCACATACTGGCGTTGGCTCCACATGTAGATGGCGATGTTGGTTATCAACATTTTTCAAACTCTTTACTTTGTGACATGGATGCAAATGATACCGCTTATTTAGTATTTCAAGAGTCAGGAGGAACAACGGGAGCAGTTGATGTATCAGCAACTGAGTCAGATTTTACAGGATTTTTAGCATGTTAACGAAACAATTAACCATAAAGGAGGTAACACATGGCTAATCACACAAAAACAATAACATTAACAGATCTTCAACAAAAGATTTTGTCTAATGATTTGTATAACGACACAGATAATGCTGGTCTAGATACTTGGATACAAGCAGCAGTTGATGGTAAAATCAGCAACTGTTGGAAACGTATGCAACGTGAGTGGACTGATAAGTTGATGAATGATGATTCATTTACAGATCCTATTCCATCTAATCAAGCAGACTTTGTAGCACTGGTCACGGCTCGTTCTGACTATAAAAACAGAAAAGCTAGAGACGACGCGAGTAGCATCTAATGTTCAGTAGTCGCCCCTTTGCAGCAACAACGTTTGCCAGCACGGGCAACGACGAAACATTTGCACTCGTAACAGGTAACTCGTCAACTATATCTATAGGTGACGTTACCATTAGTGGTGTTGCCGAGCATGCCGTAACGGGCAACGCGGTTACAGGTGCTACAGGCTCTGTAACAGTAACAGCTGGAGCGGTTGTAACTGTAGATGGTAGTTCTGCTACAGCGGCAATCGGTGATGTAACACTCAGCGGAGCTGCAAACTTTGCAGTCACAGGTAATTCTGTCACCGTATCTGTCGGTGATGCAGTCGCCAAAGCAAACGCTGATGTAGCTGCTACTGGTAGTGAAATGGGCACCGTGGCTACTGGAACAGTCACTATTACAGCGGATTGTGTGGTAGTTCCTACAGGTAGCTCAATAACAATAACTACAACAAGCGCTGGTGTAATCACATGGAATGATATAAATGTTAACGCTAGCCAAACATGGACAAACATAGCAGCATAAGGTATAAATAATTATGGCATCATCATTTTCTACATCGTTAAAACTTGAAAAAATGACAACCGGAGAAAAAGCCGGTTTATGGGGCACGACTACAAATACCAACCTCGACATGGTCGAACAAGCTGTTGGTGGTTATGTTGAGCTTAGTTTAGCATCAGGCAATCAAACGCCAGCGATTAGTGATGGTGCTGTCTCTGATGGTCGTAACAAAGTCATCAAGCTTACAGGAACGATGACCGCGAATAGACAATTAATATTTCCAGACTCTTGTGAAAAGACATACATTGTAATTGATGGCACAACTAGAAGTTCTAATCACTACACAATAACAGTTAAGACAAGTTCAGGTACAGGTGTCACCATGCCTGTTGGATCTACAATGCTCGTGATTGTAGATGGTACAAATGTTATAACTGGTATTACACAAAAAGGTTATGTAACCACAACTAACGCATACACAGCTGTAAACGGTGATCAAGTTATCGTAGACACAAGTGCTGCTGCGGTGACAGTCACACTACCGGCGAGTCCTGCTGTTGGTAATGAAGTGCATTTCTTAGATGGTAAATTAAGTTTTAATTCTAACAATTTAACGATTGGTAGAAACAGTCAGCCTATTCAAGGTGTCGCTAGTGATTTAACTGTTAGTACAAACGGACAAAGTTTTACACTAGTCTATGCAAATTCAACAAAGGGTTGGGTAAAGAAGCACTTTGCTGGAACGTAAGAGGTTTACATGGCTCTTATCAATTTAGATATCATACCAGGAATAGATAAACAAAACACAACCAAAGGTGCAGAGCGTCGTTGGATTGACAGTGACAATGTACGTTTTAGATATGGACTACCAGAAAAAGTTGGTGGTTGGGCATCGGTTATTGATAAAAGTATAGTCGGTGTAGTCAGAGCACAACACCCTTTCTTAGACAAAGATGGTAATAGATACATTGCTCTTGGCACAGACAAGTTTTTACTTTTATACTTTGAAGGACAGTTATTTGATATATCTCCATTTGACTCATCAAGACAACAAACTAGCTGCACACTTGCAACAACTGATGAGTCAAGCTCTGTAACAATTACAACTGGATCAGCACATGGTTTAGCGGCTGAAGATATTATTTTACTTGACTCAGTGACTTTGCCTAGTGGCACTGGATTAAGTGCATCAAACTTTGAGGATCAGTCTTTCATGGTTGTGACTGTTCCAAGTTCTACAACATTCACTATTCAATCAACTAACAAAACAACTTTAGCTGCAGCGGCTGCAGACGCAACTGTATCAACAGGCGGATCAATGACTGTTGAGTTTTATGCAAAGATTGGTCCACAAAAACAAACATATGGTTATGGCTGGGGTGTTGGCCCATGGGGCGGAAACTTATCAACGGCGGCTACGTCTACTATTAACGAAGGTGGCACGTTTAGTAATAGTGATACAACTTTAACATTGACAAGTGGGACTTCTTTTCCAAGCTCTGGCACAATAGCTATAGGCACAGAATTAATAACATTTACAGGTAAATCCACTAATGACTTAACAGGACTTACAAGAGGTGCTCTTGGTACATCAGCTGCCTCTCACGCTAATGGCGCCACTGTAACAGACGCAACAGATTTTAGTGGATGGGGTACAGCTCTTCCTGCAAACCAAACAACACTAGAACCAGGACTATGGTCACTAGATAATTTTGGTGAGGTATTGGTTGCAACTGTTAGTAATGGAGAAACATTTACATGGAACGCTGCCGCTGCTCAAAGATTAGAAGTTAGAGCATCAAAGACTACAAGTGGCTTTGCAACAGGTAGCAACCCAACAGCATCTAGGCTTACACTTATATCACCAACAACTAGACACTTAATACACTTTGGTACAGAGACAACTATTGGCACCTCTAGTACACAAGATGATATGTTTATACGTTTCTCATCACAAGAGGACATCAACACATTTACACCAACCTCTACCAACACAGCCGGTACACAAAGATTACAAGATGGCACAAAGATTGTTGGAGCATTAAAAGCAAAAGAAAACATTTTAGTATTTACTGACAACGCTGTGTACATCATGAAATTTGTAGGATCACCTTTTGTGTTTGGTTTTGAACAAGTGGGTACAAACTGTGGACTGGTTGGTAAGAACGCTGCTATT